GTTCTTATACTCCTCGAAGAACTCCATAAACTCCGGCGTAACCTCGTCGCAGATGTCCGTTTCATATCCGGAGAAAATTAGTTCCTGCTCCTCGGTGGAGGGTATCATCTTGGTGACAACGATCTTTGAGCTTTTGCGCTTGTAGCAGATGAGTTGTTCCAAAGTCATTTCAAACTCCTATCTATGTTCGCCTTCTTGACGTAATCTATTATAGCGTGTTATGCTACATTTTGCAACAAAAAATGTTGCAAAAAATGTAAGTGATAGGAGGAAAAATGGGCAGCTGGTTCGAAATTCATCGAAGCAATGTAGAGAGATTGAAATCGTATGTTTACCCTGACGGTTTTAAACTAGATTCCGACCGTTATCAATTTGGGGTAGCCTTCGAGTGGCGACATGAACATTTCGACACCTTCAGGGCCTATGCCCATGCAATGGAGATCATGGCAAGCGATGATGTGGAGTACTTGCTACTGGCTGAAGATATGGACGCGATCAATTCCGGGTACTATTACAAATTCGAGCGCGAGGCAGACGGAACTATCTCCCTATACTCCCACACTCCCAGCTTTTGCGAGAAAGTGGCGTTCTCAAATATCTGCGATTACTTCCGGAAACCCGTTTTATAGGAGGTCTTCCCATGTCTAAGCGCGTCATTCTCGGCAACAAGGTATTTCCGTCTCAGGCGCGGGCTGCAGCCTATGCGGGTTGCGACCGTTCGACCATGCAGCGCGCCATTAGGCGCGGAAAGGCCATATGGGTGTGTCCTATGCGCAAGTACGTGCACCCTAAAGTAGTATCGGGCGATGTTATAACTGATGAAACGCCATATGAGCCTGTTTCGGAAGTGTTAACTATCATGTGCCCGTGCTGTGGAAACCATTTCGAAGTTAAAGTGAGTTTGCAATGATCGAAACATTCTACCTGCTGGAATTCTGCCTGTTGCTTCTCATCCTCTCCGTCGCCCTGCTCTGCTGGCAGATAGGGCGGCTCCTCGAATCGCTGGACAATGTTTACAGGCGAGAGGAAATGCTCTACCGCATTCGTACCGGGGGCATGATAGACTTAAATCGTCAGATAAAGCCGAAGAGAAGGGACAGGTTATGAAAGACGGCGGTTGCGTTATCTGGGTCTTCATGGGGCTGCTGTGCGTTGTCGGCGTGGTGTGCGCCATTGTCATGAAAGGATGTGTGCTATGACATTCGAGCCAATGGTTTTGCTTTTGCTGCTGGTTATCATCGACTATATAGTCGGAACTATCGGGAACACGTTGCGCGAGGGATTTTCCAGTACGAAGATGCGCGAGGGATTGGTGCACAAATTCGCCTATCTGGTGGTGCTGGGGGTGTGCCTCATCATTCAGGCGCTTTTGAACTACTGCGAGCTGCCCTATTATTACGGCGATGCTTGTTTCTCGCTTGCCTTCGTTTGGATTTGCGTTACCGAGGTGGGAAGTATTTTAGAGAATGTCGTTCTTCTGAACCCCGATTTGGCGGACAGTTCTTTCTTGCATATATTCGACAAACGCGAGCAGAATGATGAGGTTGACGAAGATGCAGAAGGTAATTGACGTATCCTATCACAATGGTTCCATTGACTGGGAGCGTGTGAAGTCAGCAGGGTACCATGCCATTATCCGCTGCGGTTATGGCTCGAATTTCGAGAATCAGGATGACGAGCAATTCAAACGCAACGCTGACGAGTGCGTGAGACTCAACATTCCCTTCGGGTGCTACCTCTACAGTTACGCCAAAGGAGCGACACAGGCGATAAGCGAGGCGGAGCACGCTATAAGGCTATGCGCACCGTACCGCGATGTTATGGCTTATCCGCTCTTCTTCGACACCGAGGAGCCCGGAACTGAGACAGTTAGCCAAGCGCACGCGACTATCTTTTGCTCGCGAGTTAAAGCGGCTGGGTTCGTCCCTGGCATATATGCGAGTCAGGCATGGTGGCTTGAAAATTTGCCCAACGTCGACGGGTATGTGAAATGGGTTGCGCGCTGGTCTGAGAGCGAGCCGATAGTGCACGGCTGGCAGTTGTGGCAGTACTCGGAACGCGGGAATGTGCCCGGTATAAAGGGTAATGTTGATTTGAATTACTCGCGCTATGAGATTGGCAATCACGGGGACGTTTCCACTGTCGATGATCTGGCGCGCGAGGTCATCGCGGGAAAGTACGGAAACGGGGAAGAGCGCAAGCGGAAACTAGGCGCTCGCGCGTCCGTTGTCCAGCTTATTGTGAACCGTGGGCTAACGGGCAAATGGACGGGAATCGACAGAGTGGCGCGCGAGGTTATCGCGGGCAAATGGGGAAATGGGGCCGTGCGCCGTGAAAACCTCGGGAGCGCCTATGATGTCGTGCAGAAGCGTGTAAATGAACTTATGAAACACAAATAATAGAAAAATCTATTGCAGATTATTTTGCAATCTGATAACCTTCTCATTGTCTGAAAAAAAAGGAGGTGACAAACTCGAATGAAACAAGCTCAGATAGACTACAGAAAACGCATAGGGCGAACTATTGCCCTCTCAAGGTGCTCGGGGCAGATGCTCAAGGATGGCGAGTTCTTCGATGTCTACGAGGAACTACCTGGACGTTTCACACCGGAGAGGGCCACGCGCAAGCTACGACGCGAACTAGGAGATGAGACGATCACGATCAATCATGTCGAAACCGAAACACATTACTACTCAATGCCACTCGAAGATTTTATGATTCATGCGGAGATCACCGCATAACCTGAAAGGAATTTGAAAAAATGACCCAGGAACTAACCGCCTACGTTGCCGACCGCGCCGAACTTGCGCCCGCTGCGAGCGCGTGCAACTCCATCCAAGGGGACGTGAACACCTTCGATCTGTCCACTAACGAGGGCAAACTTGCGACCTTGAAGACGCTCAACAGCGCCGATTCGCTGAACGGTCACGAGGGCGAAATCCTCGATATCGTGGACTGCGTCACGAAGCCGGGCATTCGCAAGTCCCGTGATCCGCGCTTGCCGAACACTCCTTGCACTGATACATATCTGGTGCTCAAGGACGGCACTGTCCTCATGAGCCAGTCCGAGGGCGTGGCGTCATCCGTTCGCGAAATCGCGGCCATGTTCGCTGACTTCGGCAAGAACTCGCTTCCCGACGGTTGCATTCATTGCGCATTCGTTGCCAAGGATCTCCCGAACGGAAACACCATTAAGAACTTGGTGCCCCAGTTCTAAAAATGGGACACGCCACTCGATGAGGTGCGCCCTCGCCAGAAGGCGGGGGCGTTTTTTTCGATAAGGAGGAAGTCATGGCGAGAAGGCAGCGCGCGGGACGCGATGCAGCGAAGGAAGCGAGAACCGACGAGATTTACAATGCTCGCCGACGTGCGAAGCGCTCGCTGGAGAAACTTGACCTCGATATAAAGGCGGGCAAGGTAAAGAACACGCGCCAGGTGAGGGCGTACCGTGCCGAGATCATGCGCCAGATATCCGAAAGCTATCAGGGGAAGAAGCCGACTGAGGCGAAGGTGTCACAAGCCCAGGGCGCCGCCCGGAACCTCGACCGTTACACGGTAGGAGCTCGCGCAAATGCAGTTCAGCGGCGAAACGTCATGCTCCGAGCCAATATAAAGGCCGGAAGCGCCGGTGCGGGCTCTCTTCCAAAGGAGAACGTGCAGCTGTTTTGGAACGCGACCAAGCACGCATGGGCGGGCCGCGGGCGCGACCGATATGCCAGCATTATGAGCTATTACGGAACCGACGACTTGCAAGCGATCTTCAACGATGTAATGCGACAGAACAAAGAGGCTTTAAGACGCGCCAAAGGGCTTTCGGGGGCCGGGAGCATCGCCGATACGGCCGATATGTCCAACCCGCTTCAGCTGGCCATGGGAGAGGGCGTGGAGGCCGACGGAAATTACCCCAACGATTTTCTAGCCTACACGGTGCCCGTCTACAATGTCGCGTGAACTTCCATTCAAGATAGCGGGCATATATGACACGGAGACGACCACGCTCCAAGATGGGGCGCGCTCCGTCGCGTTCCCCTGCCTGTATATCTGCAACGATGTGCGCGACGTCGATATAAGCTCCTACGAGGTCGATACCTGCGATGATATCCGCTATTACCGCTATGCGGGAGATGTGCTGGAATGGCTGGGCGACCTCATGCAATGGGGATATTCGGCGGGCGTCGTGCCCGTGGTGTGCGCCTACAACCTCATGTTCGATTTGCAACCGCTCATGCACGATCTGGCGCGAGACTACGAAATCGCGGTGAATGCGCAGTCATCGACCCATGTCTATACGCTCGATTTGTGCTACGAGGGCGATATATGTCTACGATTATGGGACACCTATTATCTTGAAATGGGCGGACTCGCCGCGATGGGGTGCACCTGCGGACTTGCAAAGGCGCTCGGCTACTGGGATTACAATCTAATTCGCACGCCCAAAACCCCCTTGACTGCCGACGAGCTGCACTATGCGGCGCGCGATGTGCAGGTTATCCCCGCATATCTCCGCTGGCTCATCGAGGCGAACGAGTGGCTCGACGCCGATATGCTGGGATGCACGGTGCTCACTAAAACGTCGCTGGTGCGCCAGATGGCACAGCGCACCATAGGGCGCGAGGGCGTGACGTTCTCCAATGGCCATCGTCATTCGCTTTTCGATGCCTTCAAAATGACGTGCATACGCGAATGGGCCCCGAATTTCTATCTGTACGCATTGCGAAAGGCTTGTTTCAGAGGGGGGCTGACGTTCACAGCCGCAAATCTCGCCGCGACGGTGCAGAAAAATGTGGCGAGCCTGGACGTGACGAGTATGCACCACCTTTTCATTTCCGGGCGATACATGCCGAGAAACTTCCGTGTCCCGAAAACGGTGCAGCCGTTGCAGCGGGTGGCCGAGCGCATATTGGCGACGAGCCGTGACGAGGTGTTGAGAAACTATTGGTGCCCGTTGCCGTTCGCGCTCCATGCTCGTATTCGCTTCGAGAACATCCGTCTCCGCCCCGAAACCGTCTTCGAGCGCGAGGGAATCGCGCTTATACCCCAGGGGAAATTTACCTCGAAAGTCGGCGAGGTCGATTTCATGACGCCCTCCGGCGCTGTTGCCGAGGAGGCGACCCGGCAAAGCGGCTGGATGGACTCGGCCACGGGGGCGCGCTTCGCGTTCTCGAAGCTCATCAGTGCGGATAGCGCGACTCTTCATTTAACAGAGACAGAGCTATGGAACCTCTCGCGCGCGTATGTCTGGGATGATATGGCCGTTATTTGCGGAGAGTATTCCCAAAACTTCGTAAAGGCGCCCGATTACCTCGTACTGCAAACCCATGTGCTCTACGCGACCAAGAACGCAATGAAGGAAATTGTAAATCACTACGAGGAGGGAGTGCCCTACGAGCGCCCCATAGGGGCGACGGTGCCCGAAGCCATCGCCGAGGACGTGCGGACGGGTGTCGCCTCGTCTGCATTTCTAAAAGCCTATTACAATTCGACGGTCAAGGGAATGTTCAACGGCATTTACGGCACACAGGCACAGGACATAATGAAGCCGTCCTATAAGTGCCTCGCCGACGGAACTTTGGAGGTAGACCGTGCGACTGTCGCCAGTCTCGAAACCTACGACGATCTTAAGCCCAAGGCGGTGAAAGTTCTGTACAACTTCGGAAGTCGCATCGTGGGCGGCTCTAGAATGCACCTCGTTATAGCGCTCGAATTGCTCTATGAGGCGCTGGGATGCCGTGCGAGGGCATGCGGCGGGGACACCGATTCCATAAAGCTCGCGTGTGACGCCGATGTGACGGATGACGATATCTTGGAAGCGCTCGCGCCCCTGCACCGCGCGGCTCGTGCGGCCATCGATCGCGGGAGCGAGCGCGTGCGCCGCAACTTCCCCCATTTGGCGAGCGAGCTTTCAGGCGTCGGCGAGTTCGATGTAGAGGATTGCGGCGGTTCTAATCGCTACCCCCTGCACTGGGAGGCATGGAACAAGGCGCGCATGGACAGAGACGTGTGCGGCGCGTACCATATCATATGTGCGGGGCTGTCTCGTCCCTCTGATCGTTACAACGCCGAGGATTGGGCGCGCGATATGGACGAGGCTGGTATGTGCTTCGAGGAAGTGGCTTCTTCGCTTCTGGGGTACAATTCCGTGGTCGATTATGGTCTGTGCTATCATTTGGAACGAACGCACCCGCATCCCGCCGACCGGGTGCGGCGCGACGTGACCGACTGGCGCGGGGAGACGGCGCACGTCGATGCGCCCGCCTCGATTGCGCTCTATCCGTCGGCCCGCGTCATCGGCGATACGTCGAAAATTTCAAACGCGCAAAATCTGCAGTACTTGCGGGAGATCGGCCGCGATATCGATGATTCCGTTAAATTTATGGGACATGACGAGGGAGGTGCTTATATTGACAGAGAGTAAATTCTATGACTGGGGCGACACATTTTCAAAAGACGCATATATGACCATGGTTTGCGCCTCGCGCGATGCGGGGAAGACCTACGGGCTTCGTCGCCAGTTCGTGCGCGATTTTCTCAAGGATGGTTCGCGATTCGTCCAACTGGTGCGCTTCAAAACCGACCTCGCGCCTGTGGCGAGAGGTTACTTCGACAAGCTGCAACAGGGGCCGGACGTGGAATTTCCGGGGCATATATTCAAAACTGACATCTCTGCCGCATGGATTGCAGAGAAGGTGCCGGAAGGGGAGAAACCCGATTGGCAAGTTATAGGGTACTTCGGCGCGCTCTCGCAGATGCAGCAATTTAAACAGCGCACTTTCGCGGACGTGTACAGGATAATGCTCGATGAGGCTATCATAGATCGTGCTATGAACCGCTTTCAACGATACCTCCCCAATGAGTACTATGTACTGACACAGATGATCGATTCGGTGAGTCGAGAGGTGCCGGGCGTGCCGCGCAAGCACGAGCCGCGCGTGTATCTGTTGGCGAATGCGCTATCGATGCGAAACCCCTATTTCGCGATCATGGGAATACGAAAACCGCCCGAGTTCGGAAAAACATGGTACGAGATTCCAGAATTGGGCAAACGTTTGCTACTCGATTACGTGGAGCCGACCGAGTACACCCGACGTCGCAGAACGGAAACGGTGGCGGGTGCGCTCGCGTCGCTCGCAGAGGACGCGGGCGGTGCCATGGACAACGTTTTCCAGGACGCCACAGGGCTTTTCGTGGGACGCAAGCCCTCGCGCGCCAAATTCGAGTTCGCCATAAAGGGGCGCGGGCATCGCCTCGCCGTGTGGAGCGACGAGCGCGAGGGTTATTTGTACGTTACCGCGAAACTTCCCAGGGACGCAAGCCCGCTCTACGCTCTCACAAACGATGACGGCGAGTTCAACGCGCTTTTCGCCAGGCGAAACGAGTCGGCCATGCGTTATCTTCTGGAAGTCTACCAGTATGGGCTTGTTCGCTGCGATTCGGACGGCACCCGTCAAGCGCTGGCCGACTGCCTTGCGCTTTACGGCCTTCGGTGAGATAATGGGCGCGCCAGGGCGCGGCGGGACGGTCGCCGAGTAGCCCGAACGCGGATACCCGACGCGAAGAGCGTCCCGCGCGGGCGGCCCCAGGGTACGGCTTTCAGGCGCGCCCCCGATGCTGTGGCACTCCTATCCGACGCCCCTCGCCGCTATCATGTCGGCGGGTGGGCGCTTTTTTTCGACGTGCTATAATGCGCAGCAGGTATATACCCGGCAACGAAAGGAAAAAATCCATGGACGATGAAAACGAGGAGCTGCGCGACGATATCGAGCGCGTGCGCGGCATCGATGAGGGAGAGGCAGATCACCGCATCGGCGAGCTCCGCGATATCGTGGGGCGCATCGAGGATTTGAGCGCCCAGCTCGCCGCTCATAACGATGCCGTTATGCGCCGTCTGGACGCCATCCAGGGCATCGCGAGCGACAACGGCGCGGACGAGGGGGAGGGCGAACGCGGCCCCGAGACCGAAGACGATGACATTGACGACATCACAGCCCGCGACTGGGATGATCTGGCCGACGAGCTCAATATCTAAGGAGGTATGAAGAATGGCACTCACTAATTCCGTGCTCGCTGAGAAAATCTGGCTGGATGCGGGCAACGACTACCAGCAGCGCATTCCGAACCCGACAGTGAACAGCTTGGAGGCGACATGGCGTGCGCTCTTCAAGCCCGGAAACAACGCGTACCTGAATCAGTTCATGGATGTGCTGGTAAACCGCATCGCGTACACCTATGCTCGCACCCTTGAATGGACGAACCCGCTCGCCGTGTTCAAACGCGCAAAGCTGTATTACGGAACCACCGCGCAGGAAATCGCTCTGAACTGGGTCAAGGCCCACGCGTACAAGGATGACGTGGAGTCGCTTCTGCGCTTGTACCGTCCCGAGGGCGCTGTGGCCTACCACACGCAGAACCGCCAGGACAAATATCCTATTTCGGTAGTGCTGCCGGAATTGAAGAATGCGTTTCTGGATGATTACGGCCTGAACCGCCTTGTGGCGTCAATCATGCAAGCGCCGGTTAACTCGGATAATTACGACGAGTACCGCATCGCCCTGAACATGCTGGCAACCTACGAGGAAGCCTACGGCTTTTTCAAGTACCCGCTTTCCAAGGTTCCGAGCGATGAGGCATCCGGCAAGGAGTTCCTCACCGCCGTCCGAACGCTGGTGGGAATGCTCCAGTTCCCTAGCGCCCGTTACAATGCGGCGAGCGTCTCCGTGCCCGTGTTCGCGAAGCCCTCGGAGCTGGTACTCCTCGTGACCCCCGCCGTCGCGGCGTCGCTGTCCGTCGAAGTTCTCTCCAGCATCTTCCATGTGGAGATGGCCGAGGTCAACGTTCGCCAGATCATCGTGGACGAGTTCCCCATCCCTAACACGGTCGCGATGCTGACCACCGAGGACTTCTTCATTTTGCAAGACACCCTCTATGAGAACACGTCGTTCTACAATGCGGAAACGCTGGCGACTAACTACTACCTGCATCATTGGGAGATTGTGAGCGCGTCGCCGTTCGTTCCGGCAATCCTGTTCACGGTCGGAGATACGGGTACGACCATTCCGACGGTCAAGCAGTCGGTAACCGGTATCACAGTGACGGGCGCGGACACCGCCGAGGCGGGCACCGATGTTCAGCTGACCGTGAATCTGACGGGCACCATGTCCCCCGCCGGGTACGGCGTCGCCGTGGAACCCGATGCGGCGCTGTTCGAAGTGTCGGCGGTAACCGCCAAACCCGATGACGGCACCCCCGGCTCGCCCATCGATATCGACCCCATGAAAACCTACGTCGATAAGTTCGCGGTACTCCATATTGCAGAAGATATGCCGACGGGCGCGGTTGTGACGGTGACGGCCACGAGTGCGTATATCAACCCGAGCGAGGCCACGAGCAAGTACACGGCGAGCCATGCGGTGACGATCACCGCGCCGACAACCGCCGCGACCGACCCCGTAAAGCCCAGCGTCAAGGCAAAGCCGACGGGCAAGGGTGCGAGCGGAACTACCGACTCCCATGGCACGGAGACGGCCACCACGGCGCAGTAAGCCGCATTCGCGATCTGCTATCATGAGGGCACTCGATAAGGTGCCCTCTTTTTTTCAAGGCGAGGAGGTATATATGGAGCGAGATTTTCCCCATTTGGGGGACACGGCATTTCCCCATTTATCAAACGTGGATGTATGGCAGTACCGGAACAACTTCGACTATTCGCGCTGGGAGGACAACGCACGAATAAAGCTATGCACGGTCAACTGGGACGCCGATTACAACAACGTAGTTAACTGGAAGTCTGATGAAGCGCGGAACGCCTATTTCGACGGCTTGGAGGGTTGCAAGGTGGACGAGCCGACTATGTTCCAAGTGCAGCCCGACGGAACCGTGAAAGTGCCCGTGCCGTTCAACGCGGCTACCCAGTGCAATTACCTCGTGCTCGATTATCCGGTGATGTCGACTCCGGATAACCCGGTGAGCTACGCCGCGCCCGCGCGAAACCGCTTTCTATACTTCTGCGAGGCGGTGGAGGAACTCGCGCCAAATACGACGCTCTGCCATGTGCAGCTCGACGTATGGAGCACCTATATCAACTCCGTGGACGTGTCGGGCATGATGCTGGCGCGGGGCCACGCCCCCATGGCGAGCGTCACCGCCACCGACTATCTCAAGAACCCCTATGCGAACCAGGTAATGCTAACCGCCCCTGATGTGACGTTCGGCACGTTCGCGCGCACCCCTTCGGTGAAATCGCACATATTCAACGGGGAGGTGTTGGCCGTTATCACCATGAGCGCGACCAGTTGGGGGATGTGGGGCACCAAAGCGGCCGGAACGTGGCGCGTTCCCGCTGAACCTCTCTACCTCGACGATACGCCGTCATTGCTGTCCCTCTCCGTGGCCCCGGCAAATTTGGCCCCGCTGCTAACCGCTATGAAAACGGAGGTTCCCCAGGCATTCCAGACCATCCGGGCGGTATGGTTCGCTCCCGTTGAGCTGGTGGAGACAGGCGAGCCCTACACGTTCGCGGGCACGTCGGTACGGCGCGTCTTTGCCAACCCGTGGACAGACTTCGAGGTAGCGGCGTGGAGCAAGTCGGATTTCGGCTACCCCGCGAAATGCGACGATATGGCGAAGCTCTACACCTACCCCTATGCGCGCATCATGGCGCACACCGACGCGGGCGATATCGAGGTGAAGGTGGAGGAGACGGAGGGAAATATATCGGTAGCCGCACGGCTCAACCTCGCAGGGCCGTTTATCAATGTGGATACCTACGTGCATCTGGGCGGAGCGTCGGCGTCCCTGGCGTTTGCGGCGCTGAGCAGTATATCGATGCCGTGGGCTGGCGACGCCCTGAAAACGCTGCGAAGCTTGGAAATTCCCAGTTTCGCCGTCTACCTCGACGCCGGGACGGTCAACGACTACGCCACGCACTTCGATCGCGCCCAGGCCAACACGGCGTTGCAGAACGCCTACACGAGCGCGACGGCGAGCGCTAAGACGGTGCTTGACAACGGTATCGATTCCGTTGACCTGTCCATTGCCAACCTTGCCACCTCGGTTTCAGCGGCCCTTGCTGTGCTCGCGGAGTCGCAGGACATGGAGAATATCGTGCTGGGAAATACCATCGAGGTAAACAACATCCTCACCAAGAACGCCAACCTGCTCACCCAGACCATCACCGACGCGCAGAACGAGGTTGCAGCTATCAGCAATATGAACAACGTGAACGCCGCCGTTCAGTCGGGGCAGTTGGCGCTTGGTGTGGGTGCGGGCCAGGGAATCGCGCAAGCGGTGGGTATGGACTTCGCGGGGGCCTTGAACACCGCCGCGAGCAATTTCCAATACGCCTTCAATCAAACCACGTCGATGCAGGCGAACACCGCCAATGTGGGAATCGCCATCACCACGCGCGAGGAAATCACAAGCGCGACGAAGCAATCCAACAGCGTTCGAAATACCGAGGGCAACCAACTCAACCTTATCAACACCCGCCGAAAGCAGCGGGCAGAGAGAACGAACCTCAACACCGAGACAACGAGCCAGACAACGCAGAACAACCGCAGCGCCGAGGTCAACAAGGCGAATATGCAACGCGGGTACAATACCAACGTCGCCAACGCCGGACGCTCGCGCTCCACGGCCCTCTCCGCTATCGAGAACGGCATCAAACAGGCTGCTTTGGGTGCGCCTCTGGAGGGCGGCGCTTTCGCGAACGCCGCTACCGCGTCCTCGCGCCCCTTGGGGTGGGTATTCGAGGTGCAGACCCAGGACACCGGTTCGATTATGGCAGCGGCGTCCCATTTCGCGCGATACGGCTACGCTTTAGGGCAGTACTGGGATTTCACCAGTTGGCAGGTCATGCGCGATTTCACTTATTGGCAATGCGATGATGTCTGGATCGTTCCGCGCGCGTGCCCCCAGGGCGCGGCGAGCCTCATCCGCTCCATTCTGATCGAGGGTACGACCGTCTGGCGCGAACCTGCTATAATCGGCGCAACCGATATTTGGGAGAACTGACATGTCAAAAAAGAAGCACGGTAAGAACGATGCAAGATACTGGCAGAGCGCGGCGTACAATCAGGAGCTGGCGCTCATCTACGAGGACTGGCTCATGGGACTGGCGCTCTCGCGCTTTCGCTGGGAGGGATTGCCGGAAACTTGCGACGAGCGCTATTTGGAATGGACGCTATTAACCGAGGGCATGGCCACCATCGCGCAGAAGGGCGGCGTTTGGTACTCGCTTCAAGCGATCCAGCAGGGAGCACCGAACAAGTATGATCTTCCGAGATCGTGGCGAGCCATGGGACAGTGCGGACGTCCGAACTTCGGTTGCGACTGGGGGCGCGGGGTGGTGCTCTACGACAACCTCATGAGGTCGCCGCTTTTGTGGAAGCTCTCGTTATTCGCCCGTCGGCTGGCGCTCTGTGATCGAACATTCGACATCAACTTGCTGCAGCAACACAAGCCCGTGGCGCTGGCCGTGGACGATAACGGCGTCGAGGAGCTTGACGGAATCAACATTTTCAAACAGCTCTACGGGGGCGAGCCCGCTATCTTGGGAACTAAGCGCCTGAAGACTCTCGCCGAATCCATTACGGTGCTCAATCTCAATGTGCCGTTTATCGGAGAGTCGCTTCAAACAGCTCAGGGCAACATATGGACGCAGGTCTATACCCTTCTGGGTATCGACGCGCTCACCCAGAAGAGCGAGCGAATGATCGAGGACGAGGTGACGAGTCTTCAATCTCCCGCCGAGATTAACCGCTTCAACCCGCTTTTGGCTCGACGTCAGGGACTTGAAAAACTCAACGAGCGTTTCGGACTCGACGTGCGCGTGTACTGGGCGAGCGAGTGGGAGAGCGCCAACTACGACTATTCGCACAAGTTGGAGAGGATGGGCGATGATGACTTGCTCTCAGGTAACTAACTTGACGCCGCCTGTGTGGCCGCGCGATTTCCATTCCGTCGTGACCATACAACTCGGGGAGCTGATTGAGGCGGGTTGGGTGGATTGGGAAGACCCCTCTTGGACATGGGACTACTACAGCGTGGAGCAGTACAAACGTCTTTGTCCTATGATCGAGGCACGTTTTTTCTACCGGGAAATCGGAATCCTCCCCCCGGGCCGCTGGAAACAGCAGTTTATGCGGAAGATGAACGAGATCATGCCGAAGTACAAAAAGCTGTACAAGTTGGAAGAGCAAGGGTTAGATCCCCTCCAAACCTCCAACACTTACGGAAAATCCCGAGACATTCACAGCGAGTTTCCCGAGACAATGCTATCGGGGAATTCCGATTATGCCAGCTCCGGAAATGATCGTGAATTCGAGAATATTACCGAGGGCGACGTGCTGGACAAGTGGGAGCAAATTCAGAACCGTTTCAAAACCGTGGATGTTATGATATTGGAAGAGTTAGACGAGCTGTTCACCTGTTTGCTCACGGTGGACATGGACGCATTCTAAGGAGGTGCGCGATGGGACAATGCAATGCGGGCGATTTCGTAAAGTTCGCCCCGAGGTGGTGGGCCTTCACCGATTACACCCCGGTAATTCCCAAATTCTACTGGGATGTCTACTCGCAAGAAGAGCGCATTAAGGCGATTTGCGAATACCTGTGGAAGACGATTTGCTTCAGCGAGAACACGGCGGACAACTACCAGGCCGTGCTCGACGCGCTGGACAAGTTGCAAGCGGAGTTCGAAAAGTTCCAAGAGTCGGGTTTCAATGACTACTATGAGGCTCAGGTGAGGGAATGGGTTTCGGAAAACCTCGATTACGTCTTCACGCAAGTAGCGAAGCAAGTTTACTTCGGTCTGAACTTAGAAGGCTATTTCGTGGTGTATGTTCCCCAGTCGTGGGATGATATCGTCTTCGACACGGGTCATGTATATTCCGAAGACACTTATGGGCGTCTCATTCTGAGATGGGATACGGAGCCGGATAATACCGAGACAGTTAATCAGATGCCGGAGATCGTACGTTAGGAGATAAAATGACAAATCCAGGAAACCTCACAGACGAGCAAATGCAGGTGTTGGCCCAGCGCATCGCGGCTATGGCGGACACGCCCACCGACGCACCCGCCAAAGGCGTCCGCCAGTACGTCGGCGCACGTTATGTGCCCGTGTTCGCGAACCCCCTTGAGTGGAGCGATACGCGCGAGTACGAACCGCTGACCATCGTAACCTATCGGGGCAATAGCTATACCTCAATGCAGTATGTTCCCACGAGCATCAGCATTGCTGATACTGCCTATTGGGCGCTTACCGGAAACTTCAACGCGCAGGTGGAGGCGTATCGGGCAGAAGTGAGGGCCTTCGACGATCGCATTAACGCAAATGCCGCTGCAATTAACGCAAATACCGCTGCAATTAGCGCAAATGCCGCTGCAATTAACGCAAATGCCGCTGCAATTGCACAAGAAAAAACGGATCGCACTACGAATGTAATGTTGGCATTCGGAGACAGCTACGGAGTGGACACTATATCGCAAGGCCCCGTGTGGTGCGAAATTACCGCGAATAAGCTCCAAGCGACTGAATTGCATAATTACTGTGTGGGCGGTGCCACCTTCAACACTACTAAGGAAAAGAATTTTTTTGTTCAAGTAGACAAGGCTATTTCTGAAATTAAGAACCCCGAATATGTGAAATATGTCGGAATTGTCGGAGGAACAAACGACGGATCAAACTCCATCGCCGATGCAATAGTATCGCTGGTTGCCAAGATCAATAGCGCTTTTCCCAATGCCGTTATCGGAATCGGTTTAAACGCAGCGAAACAGGATATTCTATCTTATGGGGCTAAGCAAAAGCGAATTGCAGCGCTTAATCTGAACGGTAATTTTGCCACACCGGTTTTCATCGACAGCGTTGTATACACGCAACTTGCTAATGGCTGCATGATGGACGATAACATCCACCCCACCGCTAAAGGATCTAACCGCATTGGAACCCTTATGACGTGTGTTCTAAAAGGAGCGATTGGGAGCGTTGTGGCAACTAATGAAGAAGTAAACCCCCAGATTATTTCCACTAATCTCCGCACTTTTATTCCAACTATGATCGGGCGTAGAATTCAGTATATCGGTACCATTGATACAACCTCTTCGACATCGACAATAGTTGACCTAACAACAATCTACCCCGATACGATTAAAGGTAGCACGTTCATCAACGATAGCAATATAGCTATCGTTGGATATATCACTACTGGCAGCTCAAACTACCCTTCGCTGCGTATCAAATCCGGCTTCACGGGAGTGGGATTTTTTGGCTTTGACAGTTATGTAGTTTAAGAACCCCCCATCCCAGCCCCGGCACTCCCTGGAGCGTCGGGGCTGTCTTTTGCCGTCGGAATTGTGTGGATTTCGTGTTGGTCGGCGAGCGGTCGGGGCGGTGGCTGTCTCTTATACACATCTCCGAGCCCACGAGACCTCTCTACATCTCG